GTGACAGTCTTCGGCGCGGTCAGTGCCGCAATCACCTGCTGATTGCCAGCCGCGATGATCTGGGCTGTGTTGTTCTGGCCTTCCGCGATGATTTTTGCCAAGGCTTCCATGATGGGTGCGAGGTCGGTCGATTCCATGCCGGACTTGCCGCCAACCTGAATCTTGGTGCTGCCGTCCTTGCCCTTGGCTTTCAGTTCGAGGTCGCGCTCCTTGAAGCCATGATCGGCCTGCATCTGTTCGCGCTTCATGCCCATGTCAGCCTGCTTAAGACCGTGGTCCGCCTGCATCTGCTCACGCTTCAATCCGTGGTCTGCCTTCTGGAGTTCCAGCGATGCATCGGCATGAAGTATCTGCTGACCTTTGGCCTGCAAATCCATCTTCTTCAGTTCCATGTCCATGCCCTTGAGCCTTATGTCGGCTTCTTTCAGCGGCACTTCCATCTGCATCTTTTCGCGCTCAAGCTGGAGTTTGGCTTCTTCCGACTTGGCCTTAATTTCTTCGGGGCTGGGCGGCGGCGGCTGCTGTGCGGCTTGTGCCTGCTGCTCTTTGAGCATGTCGGGAAGGCCGTCAAGCACTGCGTCAACCTCTTTGCCAAGCTTGAAGTTGCGGGCGAACGACGAGTAGATGGTAATCATCACGTCCATAGGCAGACCGGACTGTGCAGCCAACGGAATGGCCTGCATGAACTGAGCCGTGCCCTGCATGAATTGAGCCATTTGCGCCATGTTGCGGGTCAGGTCGCCTCGACTGGTCGAGTCCGTCTCAATGTCGATGCGATAGGACCGCATCCGGTCATCCTTGATCAAGCCGATAGCGGGGGCAGAAAGCTGGAGGCCCGTCATCGCGGCAATGTTCTCCGGCGTGTATTTTTCCGCAATCAGCTCAGCCTTGAGGCGGAATATATCGCGGGCGAACCGCTGTACTTCCTGCTGATGGCGCTGGATGCGGAGCGAACCCCACTGCGTTTTCATCTGTTGAGCGCCGAGCGTCTCGGAGGAATCCGACTGGCCGCGCATTACATCGGCAAGGCCGGACACTTCGAACAAGTCCTGTTTCACCAACTGGCGATGCTCATAGAGGCTCTTTATGGCCTGCACGGTCGGATCGAGCGGGAACCATGCAAGCATCTTGTCGATACCGCCTTCCATCGCCATAAAATCGGCAACGCCCACAATCTGTCCGTCATCCGCCTTGGACAGCATGTCCATGTCGATCTTGTCGGGGCCGAGCGCACGGGGGCGAAGCTGGGCAATCAGCCGCTTGATGCGCCGGGAAATCGTGTCCAGTTCATCAAGGATAGGCTTTTGCACGGCGTAGGTACAAAGCGGGGTTAGCGTATCGTCGCCACGGCTCATCTGCATCGGGCGCGGTATGGGGAAGAAATACCGCAGGCCGAGCGGGTCATCCACCTTGGACAGGTAGCGGTCCTTGTAGCCCTCAGTGATGAAAATCACTTCGCGCGTGGACTTGTCCCAGATTTCCCAGACCTTGGCCTTTTTGAAAATGTCGGATTCCGGGTCATCGTCATCCTTGGCCTTGTCGGTATGCTCCAGCATGACCTTTGATGCCACGTCAGGCGCAATCTTCTCAAGGTCAGTGCGCGTCATCCACTGTTCAAACGCAATCCACTGCACATCGTCCCAAGTGCGGCCCGGTCCACGGCGGAAACCCTGCCAAGGTACAACGCGGCATTTGACGAACTGAGCTCCAACGTCCGGCCCGACTTCTGTCTCGATTTCCTGGGCGTCATAATAGACGCGGGCAATGCCACGGCCAGACACGGAAAAGTGATGGACAGTGCGCTCCATCACATCGTCAAAGTCGTACTCGTCCACCAGATAGGTCAGGCAACGCTCGATAGCGTCAGCGCCTTCCTTAGCTAGTTCGTCCTTGTCACCATAGCGCCTGCGAATATCAGGGACTGGCGTGGAGTTGTAGAGCGCCGGAACGATGGTTTCGATGTTGGCGTGGTACAGGTTGAACGCCGTTCCGATGGTGCCCGCCTCGTCGGAGCAATAGACTTCCGTGGCTTCCTCGGCAGTCTCGCGCCATTCCTTTTCTTCCTCGTCCGCAAGCTTGATGGCCTCAAGCCAACGGTTGACAAAGGCTTTGCCGGACATAGCTTCGCCGGGCTTCTCGTAGAGATTAGCGCCAGACTGTTCAGCGACTTCGGTCATTAGACCCCGAATTCATGCCTGGGAATGTTGTGATTATTGCACCATGTCACCAGAGCGTTAGTACAACGTGATTTGGCAAGCGCCGCCTTGTGTTCGTCTAATATGTTCCGGCGAAGTTCGCTTCCACTGACCATGACAACGGCAGCGGCTTCCGCTCGTTCGGTTTTGAACAAAGCGCGATAAACATCGCTATCAGCGTCATAGCTTGCGCCATCAGGCTTGAAGCCTTTGGCGTCCATGATTTCATGAATGATGTTTTCAACTTCGGTCAATACCCGGTTTCCCTTTGTTTGCGGCGCTTTTCGATCTGCAACACGCGGTCCCTGACGCCCATGTTCCCAACAACCGAACCGTCTGGCCTTGCCGTGTAAATGAGGTCTTTCGGCTTTTCCTCGACCTTCGGTTTGGGTATCCAAGGCCGTGAGAGGCAGGCATAGCGGCAATCGTCCGCCGCATGGTCCTCTTGATCTGTGTCAAGGTCTTCGGCCCGGTCCCTGTCGTGCTGGAGGACAGGAAAGGTGCGGATGAAGTCCTTGCAGGTGTTGAAGACGAACAACATGGGGTGTTCGCCGTCGCCGCGTAGTCTTGCCCGTACTGCGTCCCAGCCGCCGAGTTTGCCTTTGTCGGGACTGACGCGGGTGTTGTCGGCACGGCGGAAAGATACGCCACGGTTGAAAATCTTCTCGGCTATCGACGGGCCGCTAGTATGTTGAAAGGCTGCTGGGTCGATAACCCCGTAGCTAATTGATTCATCGCGCTCTCGACCTGCAATGCCATCGGCAACTTGTTCAGCCGTGATACGCAATCCGACATTAGGCGCTGTGGCTCCGTACCATTCCCGGTACCGAACGATGGCCCCGCGAGGAATGAGGCTGTTGCCGTGCCAGTGGTCATCAGCGCAGACTGCCCACCATCCGACACTGAAGGGCGTGGCATAGCCCCAGTCCATGCTCCGGAAGCGTAGCCAGTCTTTAGGGATTTCAAATGGCCGTAGAACGTGCTTGTCATGTGCCCAACCGTCAAAGAACGCTCCATCGATAATGTCCCAGTCGCCTTGCAGCCATGCCCTGACAAGCTGCTCGCTGCCGGCCATCTGGAGGTTGGCAACGTATTCGTCACCGAGATAGGTGTTATCGGTCAATCGGCTGGGAATGTAGATGCGCTCACGCTCTACGGACTTATGACTCCAGGGATTGAGAAATGTTTCCCTGATAACACTCCAACCAGCCGGAGCGGGATCGATGTATCGGGCCTTAACCCAAAGGTGTCCAGGTCCGCCAGGGTTACCAGTTGCTCGAAAGCCCGTCGGGACGCCCGCGCCGCTGCGGAGGGTCGCCATGAGCTTGAAGATCGGGGCCGGGTTGGGGAACGTACCGAGTTCTTCAACGTACACCCTTGTGTAACTGTGGCCCTGATAGCCGTCCGCGTCACTATCACGCTCTAGATACGCAAAACGCAGACGGGCACCGTTGGGAGCCCTCCACATCTTCTGCTGTTCGTTGAACTTCCAGCCTAGCGCCGTGTAGATGGCCTTGGACCGCTCGATGGTTTCCGTAAGCTGCGTCAACTCACGGCGGATCATCAGGCCTATGGCGTTCTCGCCGTAGTCGGCAGCGTGGCGGATGAAGTCGCCAAGCATACCGTCAGTCTTGCCGCCGCCGCGAGCTCCGCCGAAAAAGACTTCAAAGACGGGGCAGCTAATGAGTGCGGTCTGTGGTCCTGCCTGGGGCTGCCATATGACTACTGGAGCTTCGGCGTCTGCTGTTTCAGCCATTCATCAGTCTGAGGGACAACGGACGGGAGAGCAGCGACATAGGTTGTTACATCCACATTCTGATCGATCTGCTGCACAGCCTTGCCGTCAATACGGTCGCCAACCTCTTTGATGGCGTCCATTTTTCCTTCTGCGGCAGATGTGAGCAGGGCGCGGGCGATCTGGCGCAGGAGTTTGTGGTCTTTTCCCGCTGCATTGAGTTCGAGCAATAGAGCATCGCGGAACGGCTTTTCCTGCCGTCTTCCGCTATTGGCGTTGCCTGCCATTTTAAAATTAGCAACCTCTTATATTAAGATGAATTTTGGATTGTAGTTCTGACGGGCAGGACGCTAACCCTGCTTGGACTGCATGATCCACAGGCAATGAACACGACGCCATTGCTTTTCGCCGCCAGCGCCCTTCTGTAGGCTGCCCCTACAAATGCAACTGGCCGGATAATCTGTGCGCTTCTGCTTTCAGCGCCGCCGTCAGAATTGGACCACCTGAGAGGACTCGAAC